CGGAAAGCTGGCTGGCTGAATGTCATCGCCAAGGAGAAGGAGCCGGTGGTCACGAGTGTGTTGAGCCGGTTCAAGGCTGATGAGGCCAAGGAGGACTACCCAGGGAGAGTACACCCGGACGACGCAGTTGCTGTCGCTCGTGCGATCGTGGATCGAGGGCGGTATCAACAGGTTGGGGCGCCGTTTCTTTGGGGGTACTGCTACAGCTGTGGATGTTCCATCAAGGACGCCAAAGGGCAGCTGAAGCATCGGTTGTGCCGTCAGTGTGAGCGCGGCGGCAACACCGAGCTGGGACAGCTCGTGCAGGCGGGGAGGAAGGTGACATCGGTCGCCAACCCGCACGTTTACGCCGGAGTCGTCAACACTCTGAGCAGACACCCCAGGCTGAAGCCAGGGGTCCAGAGTGTGGCCAGCGAGAGAAATTTTCGCTGGCCCCATCAAGCCTAGAGCGTAGGCTCCCATCACCACCGAGGCGGGCCGGACCACGCCTTGGTGGGGTGGGGTTTGATGGGGCGATTCCCTTCGTTTCCAGCCTGGGCATCAAGCCTCTGGCTGAGGCCGTCAAGTACCGCGTCTTCAAGAGCATTGCTGCTGAAATCGATGACACAGCATTCGACGCGGTGGACGACCTGATCCTGACGCCATGGCTTCTGGGTGGATTCCCAGACGTTGTGCCGATGGAGACGTGGAACTGGTTGAAAAGCATGCAGGTGGCCAGGAGGAGGAAAGCACTGATACGGGTGGCAGCACAGCGCAGGGAGCGAGGTGAGCCACACCCGTTGATCACGAAGGTCTCGCCCTTCGTGAAGACAGAGAACCTCCCCTGGTTTGGGATCGTTGATGGGATGCCGGATGTTGATGCGTGCACATATGTTGCCCGCCTCATCCAGCCCCCCCACGACGAGACCCACCTCATTGCTGGACCCTGGCTGAAGAAAGCCACGAAGTGCCTCAAGGAGCACTGGGGTCCACACAACTGGATTTTCTACGCCTCGGCCGCACCGGAGAAGTTGGACGAGTGGCTGCGTCGGAACCAGCACTCGGTCAGCTTCTTCTGGAGCGACTATTCGGCCTTCGACGCCACTTGGTCGAAGAGGGCCTGGCAGACCATAGAGAGATGGTACCGCCATGTGATGCCGGATGCTCCCGAGGAGTTCTGGGAGGTTCTGGATCACTGGAGGACGCCATCAGGAGCCGCAAAGAGCCGGAAGGAGGGGGCGAGCCTGACTTATCAGTCTGAGGAGATGATGATGTCGGGCCGCGATGACACAGCACTCGCTAATGCGTTGCTGAATGGTCTCGCGATTAGCCTCTCCTTCGCGGCCGCACTTGCGGGAAAAGAGGTCAGCCAGGTCTCGGCAGTAGACCTAGATCGTGCGTCAGAGCTTGTACGCATCGCCATCGTCGGCGATGACAGTTTGGTGTGCTGCGACTTTGAGGTCGCACCAATCGTCGACAGGGTCCTTCAGGGGATTAAGTCGTTCGGTTTGGTGGCCAAGGCGGGCCATAGCAGCCGGCTGTGCGATGTCACCTTTTTGGGGTGCATGCCGTACCAGACGCGAGAGGGTTTGTTCTGGGGTCCTACCCTGGGACGGCGCCTCTATAAGGCCTTCTGGCAGGCGGAGCGTACAGCACCGCTACCAGCTTGGACCCACGGGGTCGCTAAGCAGATGCGCAACTGGCGTTGTGTCCCTCTGCTGAGTGAGCTCGGAGAACGCGTTTGTGAGCTCTTGGAGGGTCAGGCGGTCGTAGAACAGGTGGCTGACGAGGATCATCCCTATCATTCTCGCAGCAAGGCAACAGCCGCCTGGGACGAACTGACGGTCTCGTGGATGGCGATGCGCTACGGCGGAATCAATCGTGCGGCGGTTGATCGGGACTGTGAAC